AACAACATTACAAATATAGTAATATTTATGAATTACCTAAATGGTGCTCTAACATTTTTAATGCTTCAACACCTTCATCGGTTTTAAGATACATAGAAACTAGTACGTATGGATCTTCTCCGTAAGGTACATTGAGCATTTTCTTTTTATTGGTTGGTGTACTATACCAAACCTCTTTATTTCCATTTCGGAAATTAAGTAATCCCATGTCAAAGAAAATATGTACTTGAGATTGTAGATGTAGCATTGGATCCTCAAGAGCATTCAAGAAATTACCCGGATAGTTACGAGCATAAACAAGAATATCTCTTTTCATTTCAGCTGTTGTAACACGGCTAACATCCTTATTGAATAATACTCGGTATACTGTTTCGAGTTGCTCAACTGAAAGCTCACGAGCTCTAACCAATGCATCAACCTCAGCGGTTAAGTATTCAACCTCTTCTTGTGCATCACGCTCATTATTAACCTCCTCAAATGCAACATTGTTCATTGGGTGGTAATAAAGAAACTCTTGAAGTACAGGGTTGTTTTTAGGAACATTTAAGAAACCATTCTCAAAAATAATTGGTTCAATAACAGCATTACCATCTTGCTCATCTTCAAATGGGCTCTTTTGGTTTATTGCGTATCGTAATGGTTTGTTGACGTTTTCTTCTTCATCATACCACAATAGCGGATAGCGCTTTGTGTTTCGTGAAGCTAACATGTAAGATAAAGGGGCTTTATCTGTTTTGAGTCTATAGACTCTGTCGGCAGGAGCCAACTTTGTTTTTTTTGACATAAGATATAATATAATTAAAGTTTACAATAAAAAATAGAGAGGGGCCGAAACCCCTCTCATATTTGGTTTAGTTACGCACCGTAACGGAACAATACGAAGTTGTTCGCACCCAAGGTACATACAGCACGCTCAGATAAGAAATTAACTTCCATTGCATCGAGGTCGCTAGTAGCAGCACCACCGGCAGAACCTGTAATCCAAGTTTTGTAACGACGATCTTCAGTCTCAGACGCACGGTAACGAACGTGTAAGAATGGACGCTTAGCGTTTTTACCAAGGATTTGGTCGTATACAGTTGTTGAACCTGCAGGAACAAGGAGACCTGTGATTACGTTAGCTGTAGTAGCTCCTGTAACAGATGAAGTCAAACCACCACGCATAGTTGGATCGTTGAGGTATTTCCAATCTGTTTTGTAGAAGTCATAACCACGACGGAATCCTGAGAAACCAAGGTTAAGAGCCATTTCACGGTCATTGTCAAACAATCCGTAAGATGTACCACCTGCACCGTAAGAGTTCTGAGCAGCCAACATATCATCGATGTCGAAAGAGAAATCACGGTTTACGAACAATACGTTCTCTTCGATAGATCCTTGTTTGTCAAGGCGAGAGATGATTGTGTCGAAGTCAGCCAAGGTAGTTGGGTTACCACCACCCCATACGTTACCACGAGAGTTAACTACGTAGAATACACCCTCAGAACCTTTGTTACCATAAGTTGGGTTCAAAGTAGAGTTGGCAACACCTGAACCTGATTCAGCAGGAACAGCTTCCAACATAGAAGTCTCAAGATAGTCTTCGAAACGTAGACGAGTTTCGTGCTCTGATTTCAAATACCAAAGGTATCCTGAAGCACCGTTCTCAGTAGTTACTTCAACCCAACCAATTTGAGCCATATCAGAACCATTGACAGCGTACTTGTCTTTGATGATGATTGGGCTGTTAGAGAAGATCTCATCGTCAGCTTCCAATGAACCAATCATGCCTGTGGTACCTTTCTTGAATTCAGAACCATAGATAAATACAGTAAATTCGTTAGCTGTAGAACCGTTAGTCATACCGTTAGCTTCGTAGAAAGCAACTGTAAATTGACGAGTAGCAGTGTTAACAGAAGTAATGATACCTTTGTTTTGAGTTGGACCCGCAACGTTAGGAGTAATCATTACAGTTTGACCCTGACGAACAGCGATACCAATGTTATTTGTTGTTACATATAAATCATTGACTTGGAATGTAGCACTATCTTGGTTAGTCAAAGTAGTTGTAGTAACAACATTAGTATACTTCGTGTGAAGACGGCCTTGTTCTGCCCATTTGATTTGGTCAGAGATAGATGGTAATTCAGCACCAACCATACGAAGGAAAGATGCAACGGTACGGTTTCCGTAACGCTCAAATTCTTTCTCATATGTATCAGGTAAATACTGATTCATGAAGTTAAATCCGTTTGAAGGGATGTAGTTAGTAGATAAGGCTACCTGATCAGAACTAGGCTGTAACTGATACGGAGGTGTAGATAATAAAGACATTTTTTTTTCTTTTTTAATTGTTTATATTCTTTTTGCACTTTTGATTTTCAACCCACGACCTGAGTCAGGATTTACTTCTCGGATTTGCATTCCTCCTTTTGAAATCGTTTCAGGTGCTCTACGCTCAGACATATTAACATTTTTAATTTTCTTGTTATAATCATCTGTCGCGTCTGACTGACCTTGTTCGTAGAAGAACTTAGCGAACTTCTCAGGATTCATTGCGATTGCTAAAGCTCTATGGTATCCTGCAGCATCACTTACCATTCCCGTCTCGTCCAAATAACGATTTACAAAGTTACTTGGATTTGATTGGAGCTTCTTAAGCTCTGTTGCATCACCGGGAGAATAAACCAATTTCTTGTCGTCAACACTGAACTCAAAACCTTTGAACTCTTGACTAAACACCTCATCAGTTTTCTTTAGAAACCAATCACGTTTGCGATTGTTTTCCTCCTCTAGGGTTTTAGCTTTTTGTATGTATTGTTTATATGCCTCAAACTCCTCACTCTCTTCTTCAGATACTTTGCTTCCCATTGACTCAATAGGTTGCTTATATTTCTCTTTCTGAGAATTGAAATAGTCCTTGGCTTTAGCAATAGCCTTTTTCTTAGCAATCTTGACTTTCTTAATATGAGAGTCATCATCTAGATCCTCATCATAATAAAACTCTTCCATCATGGCTTCAATGTCTTCCTCATCGAGACCGACCTCTGTAGCCATGAAGTATTGCTTCAACATTGAATCAGGATTCATAGAATCAAAGTCCTCTTGTAATTTCAAGAAGTCTTGGATGCCACGACCTGTTTCTATTTTGTACTTAAGGAAAGCCTCAACGTCTTCAGGTAATGGTTCGTTCTCTGATCGTTGCGCCATCAACTCATCAAATGAATTGATTTCCTTGTTGTACCTTTTTCCTAAATATGAAAGAACGTCTTCTTCTTTAAGTTCAGGAGTTTCGATTGGAGTCTCATTAATCGGAGGAGTTTCAATTGGCGGTTCGCTAATCGGAGGATTGTCATTTAAACTTTCCTCGTGTTTTTGCAATAACTCTTCTTCAATTTGAGCAGCGCTCTTCTCAACAATTCCTGTTACTTCTTTTACTGTAAATGCCATTAGATTTAATTTTTACAAAGTTATATATTTTTTTTATTATTTAACGAGGCTCAAATTCAGCCAAGTCAAAGCCATCAAGGGAATCCTCATTGGATTCAAAATCTATCGGTGGTAGGTTGTTCTTTCGTTGATTAATCAACTTAGATTGCTCTGAGTTTTGTTGACTAATGCGTTTAGCTTTAGCGTCTTCCTTCTCTTTCTCTCTTTGAGTTAAAGACTGCGTCTCCATACCTTTAAGTTGCATCTGCATGTCAAACTCTGTCTGCATCAACTGCTGTTTCAACACGGCTTCATTCTTCATCTTCTCAATCTCAAAAGCCACCTCAGCTTGCTTGATCTGCATTTTAGATTGTGTCTCGAGTTGGATTTTTTGCATAGCAGTTTGAGCAGCCATCTGCTGAAGTTGCGCTTGTTGTTGTGCCTGAATAGCTTGGGTTTGCATAGCACGCTGTTGCTCTTTCCCTTCTTTCTTAACTCGTTTTAGTTTGAGTAGTTGGTTAGCCAACTTGAGATTTTTAATTTCGCGTATATCAATCGCATCCTCAAGGTTAATATCACCTTTAGATAAAGCAATTTGAATATTTTGTTCGAGTTGTGCTTTTTCTTCTTCATCAGGAGAGATGTCAATAAAAATTCCGAAATCATATATGTATAGGTCTTTAATTTCATTTAAAATAGATACGTTGTATTTACCAATCTTATTGGCAAAATCATCTCTGAAGTCAGCATACTCTAGAATGTCTGCGATTCTATAGGTGAGTGCCTCAGCAATAGACTTAAACATATATAAACTTCCATCAAGGATGTGGCGTGTTGCTGTATTTGAATTAAGCGCTGCAAGCTTCTGTACGCCAATTAAAGCACGCGGGTCAGGGTCTGAACCATCACGTGCCTCATTAAGCCCTGTAACCGAACGAATCATATCCAAATAGTGATTGTAGTTTGCAATCAACATCTGAGTTTTGGCAGCACCTGAGTTGCTATTTAGTTCTTGAATTGGAACACGAGCATTATTAAATTCACCCTCTTGTGTGTAACTACGTCCAATTACACTACCTGTTTGGAAGTACAACCTAAGTGCATCCTCAGGGTTATATGCATTTCCTGTGCCCAAGTCTACCTCATTAAGACCATCAGCATCAATGAATACACCATCCGGTACAACACGAGAGATAACCTGTTGAAGCTTCAAGTGTGTCAACTGAATCAAGTCAGCAAATGGTATCATTCTTCGAACCAATGACTCAATAACACCTTTGTACATACGTGGTGCAACAGCTACATAGTTTGGAAGAGCGTGCTGAGTAGCGGACTTTGGCCTAACCATATTATGAGCCAACTCCCACTTAAGTAGAATGTTGGTGCCCATAACCATAACACCTTCATACCAAACGTCAATGGTTTTTTCTACCTTTTCAAAGCGACCTTCTTCCATCATTTCAATAGGTGGATTGAAGTTCTCGTCTTTCTCAATTACTCTAGTATTTCCATTATCAAGAATTTTTTTCTTGTATACAAATTTTTTAGTAGTCTTATAGTTAAAGTATAAAAGAGTGCAAGTATCACGATAAAAAACATTATTTTCATAAAATTGAGCCACATTGTAATAATCATACCAACTTTGGCTGTATTTAGATATCTTCTCTAAATCTTCTTTTGTCAAAGATTGATCAATCTTGTAAAGCTCAGTAATTGGAAGTGTTTTAATCTCACCCCAATAGAAGCAATCACGGAAGTAAGGGTCTTCTGTATAACTGTATACAATATTTGCAGGGTCTACATATGAAATCTGAACACCGGCACCGGGAAGAAACTCATGCTTCTCTACAGCAATACCAAGTGTCATTAAATCATAATCGCACTGCTTACGAATATTATCGTATCTATTTTCATCAAGAATTGTATTAATAGCCTCTTCTTCTGCAATCTCAATAGCAGGTTTGTAATTGAGGTTCATATATAGTGATAGCTCCTCATCATTGCTTGGCAACTCATCAGGTTGCATTACAAATGGATCTACGCCTGTTTGTTCTTTGATGTTCATCAAAAGGTCTTTTGCGACCATTTGACTCTCAATCATATCTTGGTATTTATTGCGCTTTGCCTGAGACATACCGTCTTGAGCGTATGCCTTCACTTTAAATAAGCGATCAGACATACCGTTAACTACAATATCAACAAACTTAGGAATGATTGGAACAGGAGTCCAATCAAGATTGATATAAGACAAGTCTCCATCAACAGCAAGTTCATCCTTATATTTTTGAATAGGTTGCTCACCTCTAGCATACAGACGTAGTCTATGAAAGTCTCTCCATTGACTGTAGTATCTACATTGATTACCATCTTTTCTAAACCACTCATATTGTATGGCCTGTCCAACTTGGAGACCAAACTCAAGGGTTGCTTTCTCTGCATCAGTTGCGAATTGACTCGGAAATGATGTAGATGATATATTTACAATTACTTCTTTCATGTATCTAAGGAGCTAATATTCCCTTTATTATTATATCTAGCAAATTTAATGCTTATTTTTGACTCTTTTTTCTCCGGTTGATATAAATGCTTCTGACAGGCCATAATAGCCAATCCTGAACTAATTGTAGCATCGAACATTGTACGATCACTAATATCAAATTTAGCCCAATCTTCAAGTGTTTTGCTGAAAGGCATAAAGCCCATTTCACCATCTTCTTGAACGCCAATGTACTTCTCGATATAACTCTCAATAGCTGCAGCGTGCGCTTGCTTCACATCCTCAGATGAGTTTGGCATTCCGCCTAACTCACGCTCTGTCTTAGATAATTTATTATATGACTTGTCAGGCCTATTGATGCAAAAACCACGGTACCCTCTGTTCTTGAAGTGATATAATAACCTTGGTTTGTTATTCTCAATTAATATTGGCATACCATAAAACACACAAGCCATTAATACTTCTTCGAAAAATATCTCTGCCGTTTGAGGACGTGCAATATACTCCAAGAAAAATTGATTGGTAGGAGCATCATCCATATGGAACTTAGTTAGACCGTGTAATGCTCCATTTGAACCACGTCCAATCACAACTCCGGATATATCATAGGAGTCACAACCAAATGCACCTATATGCTCATTCCCGGGATGCTTTATACCATTCTTAGTATGTACCTGATTCTGAAGATGCCTTGGTGGAGTCCAAGATATTAAGAATCTACCTCGTCTATCAGGTGTGAATATAACTTTGGTATCCTTTATGCCATCCTTCCAACTGAATGAGCCTCTAGTATAGTGATGCTCTTTGATTAATGTATCATTGAAGTCAATCTGCTGATATATCTTTGTTAGATTAAATAGCGCTGCTTTACTTTCGTCACGAAATGCGTGAGACTCTGTCCTCGGGAACTGACGATAGAACTCATTGAGTGCATCAGGGTCATTCTTTAATGAGTCAACCTCAGCCTCCCAATAGTCAATGGCTCCATTTACAATCATATTCCCGTCAACACCTTTTATAGGTGCATTTGGCTTTCGCAGCACAGGCATACCATATAGGTCAATAAAGCCCTCCATATTCCATTCCATTGGAATGAACAATGCGTATAGTCCTGACTTTGTCTGACCATTTGCATTACGTGTTGACGGACGAGAGTCTTCATATAAGTCTTTATAGTTTTGACCTCCCTTACTCAAAGCATTGGATGTAGATCCCATCATACACTTACCAATAATCTTGGAACCCAAACGCAAACATGTCTTTGTTACACGCCAATTGTTTAGGATGTTATTAGGTTTTGTCCACTTGGCGCTCTCATCGTGAGCCAAGAACAGCAACTTCTCACCATCGTAAGAGTTCTCATCTGTGTTTTTCCAATCTATTGTGGTATCAAGACCATCTACCCCATCCTCGTCAATCTCATGCATATTCTTCTTGGTGATCTTAGAAGCAGGTACACGATAGGCAAGTTCTGTTTTTGGTTTATCCATACCATCCATCACAGGCTTAAAGAAAAAAGGTAGGTTGCTATTGATTGGAACAACCTTGTCAGTAAACATCTTCTTGGCATCTGAACCCGTCTTTGATAAGATGCCAACCCTTGCATCTTTAGCGAGAGTTGCAATATTTACACATTCCGATGATGACATAAAGGAGAAACCGGAGCGGCGTATCTTCAGATATACCATACCAAATGATCTATAATCAGCCTTACAAGTCTCCCAATAAATAAAGAATATACGGTTTGCCTCACGGAAATCAGGATAACCAACGTCAATCTTAGACCACTGTAAATACATATAATGAGCACCTGTGATGTAAGTAGGTTTACCATTGTTCATAAACCAATGCCCCTGCTCCCTTCTATCAAACTCCTGCTCTATATAGTCAACATACTTAGCCTTGAACTCCTTAGGCATCTCATGCCATTGGAAGATTGACTGAATCCTAGTAAGCTGCTTTGGTATTTCTTCTCTTTCCCAATACTGATCAGATGTCTTTGAGCTTCTGCTATAGCAGTTTTTTGGAACGTCAGGTAGTGCGATGTAAATACCATTGATGAGGTATATCTCACCTATTCGACCGGTCTTTGACAATATGACAACATCATATTGGTCATTATAACCATACATCCAACTATTGTTTCTATTCTTCTGATCAAAAACACGCTTTGGAATATGGTTATTTACAATAGTATATAACTTATTTAGCTCTTCGCTCTGCGAATCCCTGTTTAGTGTCGAGTTTTGGTGATTCATCTTTTACCTCCTCTAGTGCGGCCTTTTCGGCTTCGATTTTATTTAGAATATCAAATGCATCAAATATAGCTAATCGTTTTGATGCTGCGGCGTTCTTTAATTTATCTGCTGATAATTCATCTTCAGGGTCAGGCTTGATGATATCTTCTTTGGCAACTTTGACAAGTTGCTCTACGGCTCTATAACCTGCATCAATAATTTTGAGTCTTAGTTCTTTCTCTCTGCTCATAATTTGATTGTGATTTGGTGATCATAAATACGATATAGTTTTTCATCATCTACCATAAACTCATACTCGCTGTCAGGTTTAAAACAAACTTTATCTCCGGGATTTACTCCTGATTTTGCAAGTAGTTCGTTTGGATAACGCATTATACCCATTAAGGGTTCCTCCTCAATAGGTTTGTAGATAAATGATTCCTCAGGTTTA